GTTTTTAGTTGCTAATATTTCTTTGTAGTTCATCTTATTTTGTTTTTTTTAGTTTGTTTGTTGATACAATAGTAAAACAAATATTTAACATGGCAATAATAAAAAAACACTTATTTTTAATAAACCTTTAAAACGTACACCACCAAAAGGATTGAGAGGATTGCAATTTACCTAATTAAGCGAACGCTTTAATTTCGATTAAGCGAATCGGAAGCGAAACGCAAGCCATAAGATAAGAGAAGAGAAGATAAGAGAAGATAAAGTAACTAACGGAGATTGTTTTTTTATTTCCTAATTTGGGAATTTCACTAAGTATTTGTGTTATAGAATAAAACAACATGACGAATCCCGTGAAATCATTTGGCGAAAACCTAATCAAGTTAGGTGAGAAGCTCGTTGGCGAGGCTAATACCGAACTAACAATTGAAGAAAAAGAAAATACCCACAATGTAAAACTTGCTGAAGGCGTAACCGAAGAGGGCGTTCGATTTATCTCAGAAGATGAAAGCTGGACTGTTGGTTCAGAAGTATTTGTTGAGATAGACGGTGAAACAGTTTTAGCTCCAATAGGCGAACACGTTTTAACAGATGGCAGCGTTATCGTTGTAGAAGTTGAAGGAATCATTTCTGAATACAGAGCAACCGAAGAAGTCAAAGAAGAAGTAACTGAAGACGTTGAGGTTGAAGAAAAAGTAGAACAAGAAAAAGAAGCGGTTAATCCAAAGTCTGTTATTGACAGAACAGAAAGAGAAATCAAATTTGAAAATGAAGTTGAATCTTTAAAGGCTGAAATTTCAGAACTTAAAAGCAACACAGAAGCGTTAACGGAATCAGTGACAAATACATTAGCTGAGTTAACAAAAAGCATAACAGAATTAGCAGCACCTGCCGATTCAATCACATTAAATGCAGAGGTAAAAGAAACGGTTAAAAAAGAACCAGTTGATTTGTCTGCAATGAACACAGAAGAAAAAATAAATCATTTTAATAAACAATTTAATACATTTAAATAATGGCAACAACAAGTTCATTGACTGGCAATTTTGCTGGAACAAAAGCACAAGGGTATTTGTACCCTGCTGTAATGACAGCAAACACATTAACTAACGATATCGTTGAAACACACGAAAACGTTAAGTATAAATTAAATCTTAGAAACTTAGCAACGACAGGTTTTTTAACTGATTCAGCTTGCGATTTTGCAGCAACTGGAAACGTTAATCTTTCAGACGTTGTTTTAGAGCCTAAGCAATTAAAAATTAATATCCAACTTTGTAAGGATGATTTTAGAAGCCAATGGGAAGCTTTAGAAATGAAAGGTAAATTGTTAGGACAAGACATCCCTGCATCTTTTCAAGAGTTTTTTATTAGTAAAATCCAAGCGTTAACCGCAAAGGATATTGAAACTACAATCTGGCAAGGTGCTGATGCAACTGACGGAGAATTTGACGGTTTTGAAGCATTACTACTTGCTGATGCAACTGTTGTTGATGTAACTGGTACTACTTTAGATGCTGGTAACATTATCGGGGAAATAGGAAAAGTATACGATGCAATTTCTGACGCTGTTTTCAGCCAACCAGAAGATGCATTTATCGCAATATCAATTAAAGCATTCAAATTCTATCAAACTGCTTTAGCAGGATTTGGAGCAAGTGGACTTGGAGCAAATGGTTATTTAAATCAAGGTTCAGTAGGTGCAAAACCAATGGATTACAACGGAGTTAGATTAGTTGTATGTAACGGTCTTAGTGCTGACAAAATGGTGGCTACTGTTAAAGGTAACTTGCATTTTGGAACAAACGTTTTATCTGATATGAACGAAGTAGTTATCTTGGATATGACAATGCTTGATGCATCTCAAAACGTAAGATACGCTTCAGGATTCACCGCAGGTGTTCAAATTACTAATGGTGCTGATATAGTTTATTATTCTTAATCATGGCTTGTATAATAGCAGACGGGAGAGAATGGCAGTGCAAGGAGCAAACGGGAGGAATCTCGGCTGTTTACTTTGCAAACTATGGTGACCTTTCTGGGTCAGCAGTTGTAGCTGGAGTAATCGCAGGGTCAGAATTATCAGGCAAAACTATTTATAAGTTTAGCTTACCTGATTATACTGCAAGTCTTACAGAGACAGTAAATTCAAGTGTTGAGAACGGAACGTATTTTGTTGAACAAGTTATCGATATGACTCTTCACAAATTACAAGCTGTTGCAAGAGCAGAAATAAAATTGTTAGCGGCAGGAAGACCACAAGTAATAGTTGAAGATAACAACGGAAACTTCTTATTATTAGGTTTATTGAAAGGCTGTAACATGTCAGCAGGTTCATCACAATCAGGAGCGGCGGCAGGTGACCTTTCGGGGTATCAGTTGAGCTTCACAGGAATTGAAAATAATACTGCACCATTTATTGCAGATTTAGATTCAGCTACTATTGTATCGACTTACGCTTAAGATTTAATCTTAATATTTATTTAAAAGCCTCTCATTTATTTGGGGGGCTTTTTTTTTAGGGAAATATACCTTCCAAAAGTGTTATACTTATAATGATTGGAATATTTGCAAATACAAATTTTTTATATGTTGATTTGTTTCAGCATGACCAAAGTATTACATCAGTAGTAAACTACGATTTAAACTTCGTTAATTCAACCGATGGCACTATATACTCAATTGACAATTTAACGCCATTAGAAGCGCAGAAAAGGTACTTTAAATTTGATTTAAGTACATTGAGCGCAACAATGCCAGACGGCTTATACAGTTTCAACATAACTTTAGCATCTTCATCGCTTATTATCTTTTCAGAGGTAGCATATTTAGACAGGATAACAACAATTGATTTTAGTGAAAACAATATAACGACAACATACGCAGTTAATGAAATCTAAAAACACAGATAACACTTACGCACTATCCGCAGTTGGATATGCAGAAAGCGACACTCCAGAAGTTAAGTTTAATAGGACTGATGACTGGGTTGAATGGGGGGAAAACAATGATTACTATATTTACATTGATAATCTATATATAGGCAGCGCAATTAATCACTCATTAATTACCTCCATTACTCAACGGATTTACGGTAAAGGCTTAACATCTTTGAACTTTGCGCCTATTGACATGCTAAGATTCAACAAGATTTTAGCACCTGACGAAGTATTTAAGTTTGTAGGGGATTATAAAAGACAGGGTAACGCATCTTTACAGGTCATAACTAATGGAGCAGGCAAGATTTTAGAGGTAAAACATCTGCCAATTGAAACCGTTCGACCAAACAAAGCTAATGAGATTGGAATAGTAGACAAATACTGGTTTTCAAATAATTGGAGTGACTCAAGAGTAGAAGAAAACAAACCAAAAGCCTATCCATCTTATGTGGTAGGTCAAAAAAAGAAAGGTACTTTTATATACAACCTAAAAAATTACGTGCCTAACAATCCTTATTTCGGTGTACCCGATTATTTAGGTTCTACAAAGTGGATTGAAATGGATATTGAGCTTGCAAATTACCATCTTTCTAATATTCAAAGCGGTTTTAGCGCAAGTACAATAGTTCAATTTAATAATGGCGTTCCTTCACAAAGGGAGATGATGCAAATCGAACAAGGTTTTCAAAATAAGTTAACGGGTACAAGCGGGAATAAGATTGTTTTTATCTACAACGAAAACGGCTCAACACCTGCAACGATAACTCAAGCACCTATTCCAGAAGCTGACAAGCAATACGAAAGCATTAGCGCACAAGTTCAGCAGAACGTTTTAATAGGTCACAAAATTACAAGCCCTATGTTAGTAGGTATCAAATCAGATACAGGATTAGGCAACAATGCAGATGAAATAAGAACGGCAAACGAGCTACTTCAAAACGTTACAATTACACCATACCAAGAAACAATTGAAAAGTTCTTACAACCTTTAGCGGTTGACATGGGTCTTCATGTTAGATTATCTTTTAAAGAACTTGAGCCAGTTGCTGCACCAAATGTGCAATTAAAAAAAGTTAAGTTAAGCATAGACGAAAGCTATGTTTTACCTGATGATATTCAGGCTTTAATGGTTTCTAATTTAGATGAAAATGGAGATGACGAAAGTGAGCTAATCGAGCAAGGTTTTGAGATGGTTTCAGAAGAAGAAGTTGAAGGCAACGACGGCTTAGAAGTTGACTCAAGTTTAAACCTTGTTAGCCCTTGGGGAGTTGCTCCAAACAAAGGCAGCAAATACGATGTTAAGGCAAAAGATGGCAGCGGCACTTGGTTAGTTAGATATCAATACGATGTAGCTAAAAAATACGCAAGCAGAGGAGAATTAATAGAAACATCAAGACACTTTTGCAAAGAGCAAATTGACCGAGCAAACAACGGCAACCGAGTTTATCGAAGAGAGGTTTTAGAAAACTTATCAAATCCAGAGTTCGGAAGCTATGATATATTCACTTACAAAGGCAGTTATAATTGCAGACATATTTGGAAAAGAAAACTATATTTTAAAACCGAAGGCGAGAAAGGTTATAACGCTGTTGGAAATGTTCCTTATGTTGTAGCAAGAGTAAACGACAAAGAAGCAACAACACCAAATACACCCGTAGGAAAATGAGCCAATCTAAAAGTTTATTCATATCACCAGACTATTTAAAAGAGTTGACAGCATTAAATACTAATGTTGATGATGTTGTTATTAGAGCAAATATATTAAACGTACAACGTATGTACATCGAGCCTATTTTAGGAACTGATTTATACGATGCTATCGTTTCAAAAATAAGCGGTGCAG